CCCGACGAGTTTGAGCGCCGCCTGATCCAGGGGCTGGAGGAGAACAACATCTTCCGTCAGATGGCTCATGTCATCCGCACCAGCTCCGGTACCCGCAAGATCCCCATCGCCAACGATACCATGGAAGCTTCCTGGATCGACGAGGGCGAGGAGATCCCCGAGACCACCACGAAGTTCGCGCAGACCACCCTGTCCGCCTACAAGATGGGCGCGATGATCCGTGTGTCCAACGAGCTTCTGAACGACTCTGCTTTCGACATCGCCGCGTACATCGCTGACCGCTTCGGCAAGGCCATGGGCCGCGCTGAGGAGAAGGCGTTCATCGTCGGCACCGGCGACAAGCAGCCCACAGGTCTGCTGAATGATACCGTCGGCGCGGAGACCGGTACGACCGCAGCTTCTTCGACCGCTGTCACCTTCGACGATATCTTCAAGCTGTACTACAGCCTCAAGTCCCCGTATCGTGCGAAGGCTTCCTTCCTCTGCAACGAGGAGCTGCTCCTGCAGCTGATGATGCTCAAGGACGGGCAGGGCAACTACATCTGGCGTCCGGCGCTGGATGTGGGCAAGCCCGACACCATCCTGGGCCGTCCCATCTACACCTCCGGTTTCATGCCGGGTGTCGCCCGTGGGAACAAGGTCATGACCTTCGGCGATTACAGCTACTACTGGGTCGCGGATCGCGCCAGCCGAACCTTCCGCCGCCTGAACGAGCTGTTTGCCTCCACGGACCAGGTGGGCTTCATGACCACCCAGCGCGTCGACGGCAAGCTAATCCTGCCCGAGGCTGTGAAGGTGCTGGTCATGGGGAACAAGGCCAACGGCTAAGCCAGCCGACAAACCAACTGGTTTAACCAGAATGACTGATGCATCCGGGGTGTTTGGTGAATAACCGATGCCCCGGAAATCGGAGAGGAGAATCCAATATGGATCAGACGATTGTCACCAGGAACTATTTCACCGATGAAGGTGATACCCTCGTAATCGGCGGAAAGCTCATCATCGAGGAAGGCGCGGAGGTCGAGGGACTGGACGGTGGTGGCGGCGCCGCTGCCGAAAACCAGGCTGCCAGCACTGCCACGGCTGTAGCCGGTCTGAAGAACGACTTCAACGCTCTCCTGATCAAGCTGAAGGATGTCGGCATCATGACGCCGGACGAATGGACCATTACGACGAGGCTTGCCCCCGCTTTGACCGATCCCATCGCTGCTGCCAACAACGGCAAAGCCAGTATTGCCCTTGAGGAAGGTGTACTCACCGTCTCCGCGAATGTGGATGAGCTGGAGGAATCCGAAAGCTCTGCCCCCGGACAAGGTACGCACAAGTGGATCGGCCTTGGCATTGGCACCGGCCTTTCTTCCGTTGCGCTCGCAAAGTACAACGGTGAGCAGCTGACCGACGCGGACGCATCCGAAGCTGCCTCTGTTGGTTTGGATCAGCCCGGCGAGTTCGTGCTGTATATTCGCGCAGATGAGGTCGTTGACACGCCCAAGGTCATCACGCTGAAGGCGGATGGATACCCGGAGGTAGCCATCACTATCCATGTGGTTGCGCCGACGGAGGAGCAGACCAACCCGGAGCAGACCGAGTAAAACCGGCACAAACTGAGCGCAGTTTTGCGCCCAGTGAACAAGGAGGAATGCCGATATGATGCAGACGCCGATTGTAACACTGGATACAGTGAAAGCTTATCTGCGCGTAGACAGTGCTGACGAGGATGCCCTTATCGGCATCCTCCTGAAATCCGCCGAGCAGATGGCCATGGACGTCGCACGCCTATCCCAGGATGATTGGGAAACCATCCAGAAGGTCACGACCGACGATGATGGGAATGTGCTGACCATCCACACCCGCAAGATGAAGACTGGTGATATCATCCAGATGCGCGAGCTGCTGAGGATCGCCATTCTGTATGCGGTGGGCTATCTCTATGAGCACCGCGAAGAAGCAGATCATCACGGTCTGGTGCTGACGCTGCGCAATCTCCTGTCTGCCATCCGGGAGGGAGTGTTGTGAATATCGCTGCTTTACGTGTGCGCATCACCATCCAGAAGAATGAGACAGTCGTGGACGAGAACGCCAACCACACCTCCGCGTGGACGGATTACTTCTCCTGCTGGGCAACGGCGGTGGCCGGCGGCAAGAGCGCGGAAGAGACCAACGAAGCCGCTACGACCCAGGAAGCGGATCGGCTGGATTTCACCATCCGCTACTCCTCGGAGACAGCTTCTATCGACTCCAAACACTACAGGGTTGTGCTGGGAGGCCGAATCTACAATATTCTCGGCATTGACGATATGGGCTTTCGTCGTACCTGCCGGAAGCTCAATACCATTCTTGTTGCGAGGTGATCGGCATGGCCAACCAGCGTGTGAGTGTGGACGGCCTTGCCCAGGCTGTCATGGAAGGCCTTGAGGAATATGCGGAGCTTGCCGCAGATGAGATGAAAAGCGCTGTAAAGAAGGCCGCCACCGCCGTCCAGAAGGAAATCTCCGCCGGCGCACCGAGACGAACAGGCCGATATGCCGGGAGCTGGCGCACCAAGACGACGAAGGAATCCAGCACTGAACTGGAGGTCACCGTGTATTCGCCCAAACGCTATATGCTGGCGCATCTTCTGGAGAACGGCCATGCCAAGCGCGGCGGCGGTCGGGTCTCGGGTCGAGCCCACATCTACCCAGCAGAGCAGCATGGGATCGAGCAGCTGGAGAGGGACATCGAGGAGGCGCTAAAATGACGCACAGTGAGATCATTGCGATGATGGAGGAAACGGGGCTTCCCTTCGCCTATGATCATTTTGCCGAGGGAGAATCTCCGGATCCGCCCTTCCTCTGTTTTCTCTATCCTGGGGCGAATAATTTCTCGGCGGATGGTGTGGCTTATTTCAAGATAAACCAGGTGAATGTAGAGCTGTATACCGATTTGAAGGATCCGGACCTGGAAACCAGGGTAGAAGCCGTGCTTGAGGGGCATGGCATTTTCTATGGAAAGACCGAGACCTGGATAGACAGCGAGGGGCTCTATGAAGTCCTCTATCAATTCGAAACGGGAGCGTGCTGACAATGGCAAAGAAGAAAAACAAGGTCAAATTCAATATTTGCAACGTCCACTACGCGATTTTGACCATCGCGGACGACGGGACGTTTTCCTTCGGGACGCCTGTGCCGATGCCCGGCGCGGTTTCCCTGGCGCTGGATGCCAACGGCGAGCCCAGCAATTTCTACGCGGACGGATACGCCTACTACACCATAGGCAACAACATGGGGTATGAGGGCGATCTGGAACTGGCCATGGTGCCGGAGTCCTTCCGGACGAATGTACTCGGCGAGGCGTTGGACGCCAACAACGTACTCATTGAGAACGCGAACACCGAGGCGGTTAACTTTGCCCTGCTGTTTGAGTTCGACGGCGACATCCGCAAGATTCGTCACGTCCTCTACAAGTGCGCGGCAAGCCGTCCGAGCGTGGAATCCAAGACCAATGAGGAAGAGGTCGAGGTACAGACCGAGACCCTCTCCATCAAGGCTACGCCCATGGCAAGCGGCATCGTGAAGGCGAAGACCGGCGATGACACGACGGATTCGGTATATCAGAACTGGTATCAGTCCGTGTATCTGCCCGTGGAGACCCCGGCTGCGACTGTGCAGTCCAACAGAAGCGCATCGAAGTAGGAGGATGAGCCGGTATGAGCATGATCAAGACGATTGATATCGATGGCAAGCAGGTGCCCTTTAAGGCATCTGCCGCCATTCCCAGAATCTACCGGGTGAAGTACGGGCGCGACATCTTCAAGGATCTGATGAAGCTGGAGAAAGCACTGAACGAAAACAGTGCCGAGGACAGCGCCCTTGACCTGTTTTCCCTGGAAACCTTCGAGAACATCGCCTATCTCATGGCAAAGCATGCGGATCCGTCCCTTCCGGATACGGCAGAGGAGTGGCTGGATGAATTCAGCGTCTTTTCCATCTACCAGGTGCTCCCGGAGATCATTTCTCTTTGGGGCTTGAACGTCCAGACCCAGTCCAACGCTAAAAAAAACGAAGTGCCATCGACCGACCAATGACAACCCCGCTGTTCCTGTTGCGATGCGTACAGCTGGGCATTTCCATCCGGGATCTGGATCTGCTCACGGTCGGCCTGGTCAACGATATGTATATCGAGAGCGACAATGACGATCATGAGTACGCTCAGATTGGTACGCAGGCGCAGATGGACGCATTCTAATCACAACTCTGAGGGAAGGTGACAGCTTTGGCAGCGGGACGAATCAAAGGAATCACAGTTGAAATCGGCGGCGATACCACAAAGCTGGAAACCTCCCTCCGAAGCGTCAATACCGAGATCAAGAACACCGAGTCCAAACTGAAGGATGTCAATAAGCTCCTGAAGATGGATCCCGGCAATACCCAGCTTCTTTCCCAGAAGTATAAGACGCTCCAGCAGGAGATCGGCGCGACCAAGGAAAAGCTGACCACACTGAAGGAAGCCGCCAAGCAGGCAGAACAGGCTTTAAAGGACGGCACGATCTCACAGGATCAGTACGACGCCCTGCAGCGGGAAATCGCCGAGACGGAGCAGAGCCTGAAAAACCTGGAGCAGGAGTACAAGAACTTCGGTTCCGTCCAGGCACAGCAGATTGCCGCCGCCGGCGAGAAGATGAAGGAATTCGGCGACAAGATGCAGGATGCGGGCAAGACGCTCACAACCCATGTCACCCTGCCCCTGGTCGCCCTGGGCACGGCAGGTGCGGCGAGCTTTGCGGAAGTCGATAAGACGATGTTGCTCACCAACAAGACGATGAACAATACCGCCGAGGAAGCCGAGCTGCTGAACAAGGCCATGAAGGACGCGGCGGCCAATTCCACCTTCGGTATGAAGGATGCCGCGACAGCTACGCTGAACTTCGCCCGTGCTGGCCTTGACGCTGAACAGGCTGCCGCTGCCCTGGCGCCCGCCATGAACCTGGCGGCCGGTGAAGGCGGCAACCTGGATACTGTATCCGGCGGACTGGTGGCGACGATCAATGGCTTTCACGGCAGTTTCGAGGATGCCGGGCATTACGCCGATGTATTCGCGGCTGCCTGCAATAACTCCGCCCTGGACGTGGACAGCCTTTCGCACGCCATGTCCGTCGCGGCTCCGATCTTTTCCGCCGCCGGATATACAGTGAACGACGCCGCCCTGTACATGGGCGTGATGGCGAACAACGGTATCGACGCGGATAAGGCGGCCAACTCCCTGAAAACCGGCCTCGCCCGCCTGATCTCTCCCGCCAAGGAAGGCGCGGAGAAGATGGCCGAGCTGGGCATCTCCGTCACCAACGCGGACGGCACGATGAAAAGCTCCATCCAGATCCAGAAGGAACTGCATGACGCCTTCGGCAAGCTGTCCGAGTCCGAGCAGATCGCCGCTGCGTCCGCTATCTTCGGCAAGAACCAGATGGCCCCGTGGCTGGCGCTGATCAACACAGCGCCGGAGGACGTGGGCGCGCTGGATGAGTCTCTGCGCAACTGCGCCGGTACGACAGATGAGATGGCCGAGGCCATGATGAGTGGCTTAGGCGGTTCCCTGGAGAAGTTGAAGAGCTCCATAGACGTGCTGGTGACATCCATCGGCGAGGCTCTTGCTCCGACGATCCAAAAAGTCACGGAATTCATCCAGGGGCTGGTGGACAAGTTCAACGCTCTGACCCCTGCGCAGCAGCAGACCATCGTGCAGATCGGCCTTGTGGTTGCCGCTATCGGCCCGCTGCTGGTGATTGTCGGCAAGGTCATCTCCTCTGTGGGCTCGATCATGACACTTGCTCCGAGGATCGTCTCCGGCGTACAAAACCTGATGGGCATCGGCTCAAAGCTGATGGGCGGACTACAGTCCCTATGGGGCGTGATCATGGCGAATCCCATCATCCTCATTGTCGCTGCGATCGCAGCCGCCGTCGCGGCGTTCATCCATTTCTGGAACACGTCTGAGGAATTCAGAGCTTTTTGGATTGGACTGTGGGAAGCTATTAAAACAGCGGCACAGACGATTATTGAAGCCATTGTGAATTTCTTCACGGTCACACTGCCGGAGGCATTCAACGCTTTTGTGGCTTTCTTCCAGGGCCTATGGGAGAGCGTGACGGCTTTCTTTTCCGGAATCTGGGAAGGAATGAAGGAAGTGGTCTCCATGGCGTGGGAGACCATCAAAAATGTCGTCCAGGTGGCCGTCATGGCCATTGGGGAGTTTTTCTCTACAGCGCTCACCATTATCACCCTCCCGTTCCAGTTAATCTGGGAGAACTGCAAGGAGATAATTACGGCGGCCTGGGAGGCCATAAAGCTTGCGATCTCCACGGCACTGACTGCTATCGGTACGGCAATCAGCACCGCCTGGGAAGCAGTAAAGACAGCGACATCCACTGCCTTTGAAGCGGTGAAAACCGTTCTAACGACGGTATGGACGGCCATTCAGACTGCTTTCACAACGGTCCTCACGGCCATCCAGACGGCAATCAGCACCGCCTGGGAAGCAATCAAGAGCGCCACCACAACCGCATTCAATGCTGTTAAGACCACCGCCACTACCGTATGGAACGGGATTAAAACTGCCGTGGATACGGTGCTCAATGGCGTAAAAAGCGCTGTAACCACCGCCTGGAACGTTGTGCAGAGCACGACCACGACGGTCTTTAATTCCGTGAAAACGGCTGCCTCTACCGCCTGGAACGCCATAAAGACGACGATCACAACGGTGATCAATTCCATCAAGTCCGGGATTTCTTCCGGGCTGAACGCGGTGCAGTCGACTGTCTCCAGTATTTTGAATGGCATCAAGAACACGTTCACCAACGCCTTCAATAATGTCTGGTCGTTTGTACAGGGCATTGTAAGCAAGCTGAAGAGCGTCTTCAATTTCAGCTGGAGCCTGCCGCAGATCAAACTGCCCCACTTCTCCATTTCGGGTTCTTTCAGCCTGAACCCGCCTTCCATCCCGCACTTCTCTGTGCAGTGGTACAAGAAGGCCATGAACAACGGCATGATCCTGAACAGCCCGACGATCTTCGGAATGTCCGGGAACAAGCTGTTGGGCGGCGGGGATGCCGGGCCGGAAGCGGTTGTTGGCGTGCAGTCGCTGATGGACATGATTCAGAACGCAGTCGGCGGCTCCCAGCTTGCGACTGATACCGGAAACATCACCATTCCCGTGTATATCGGCGGCAACTTGATTGATGAACTGATCGTATCAGCAGAGCA